TGGTGCTGGCCGTGCTGGTGCTGGCCGTGCTGGTGCTGGCCGTGCTGGTGCTGGCCGTGCTGGCCGTGCTGGTGCTGGTGCTGCTGCTGGTGCTGGTGCTGGTGCTGCTGCTGGTGCTGCTTCTGCTATAGTTTTCTCACTTAAAATATCTAGATAGCTACGCATTATATCTAAATGATGTGCTGGCTTTTTACTTTCAGCGGTAGGTGTCGGAACTGCATCAAGTACCTTCTGAGCGGCAGCGATAGCTACTGGTGGATACTTATTATATCGTAAAAATTGGATAATATTTTCTTTTGTTGGTTTTTCACCAGTTCGTCCCAAATATTTTTGGAAGCCGGCCCATGCTGTATTTGCAACTGCGCCGGTATCTAATTTCCCCGTTGATCGCTGAGCAAGATCAGGAGCAAAAGTGGGTAGTTTAGATCCTAAATAATTTCCAACTTTGCTCAAAGCACCCATTGGAGCTTCTTCAATTTTGTTTGGTGTTAAATCTGTGGGTTTCATTTGTTAATTCCTTGGTTAATTATCTATTTATTACTCGTCACTACGTAGACGTCTAACGCCACGCTTGAACTTTTCCGGTTCCTGGGTACGGATACTGTTAAGTAATCTGCGCTCAAGTTCTCCTGCTTGTTCAGCATCATAGTTCTCGCGGATATAATTGATTAAATTAATAGCACCCTGTATAACGTGTGTAGCACGGCTTTCCACAAGATTTTCACGGTCTTTGTGTACGAATAACGTGTCTAATTCGTTAAGTATACTACGGGCTCTGTTCTGCAAGTTCTACTCCAGTTTGTTATATTTATTCGGATTGTCTAAGTTCTGGGAAAGTCTTTTGCCGGTTATCATTCTGTAATAGTCCTAAGGCCTGCCAACATTTGCTTAAGTTTAGTACTTTGCACTTCTCCACTTACTTTACCCATTATTTCACCGGTACTGGTATCAACTATATTACCGGTTGTATCAACATTGCCCAACGCTTTAGCCACACTACTGCCAGTTTTGATTTGATTCATGATACTATTTGCGATCCTGGGTGGACCACCTGCACCTGTATAGCTGTCTTGTCCCTCTGGGCCTGGATCGGTTATACGCATACTTTCAATATTGTATTCAAGATCAATTTTCATGCCAACACCGGTACTACTACGAGATTTCATACACTGGATTTGATACCGACCACGTTCTTTCATGGCACGGCTGGTAAAGATACCAAACACGTTATCTGCTGTATTAATCTTACTAATACCACCAGCAATATGACTATGATCAAACTCAATTTCTTCTACTGCACTACGATTTAACTGCGATGCTGTCACAAACAGTACGTTGAGTTCTTTTGCTAGATTACGCAGTTCTTCTGAAACATATTTGTCTTTGATAAACTGATCATTGGGATTGACTTTGATACTGACTGGCATTAACAAATCTAGATAGTCAACCATGACAAAGTCAACTTTAATGTTAGTTTGAATTTGTACTTCTTTCAAGTAACTGCGTATAGCATTTATATTGCTTTGTGCCGGGAAACTTTTAACTCGATACTGTCCAGCTTTCTTGGATACCATGCGGACTTTGAGCTCTGTTGTATCTATATCTTTTCTAATGTCTTTTGTGCCCATGCCAGTCAACATAGCATCAGTACGCAAACTAGTTAGTTCTTCACTAAGTTCCAGGGTGATATAAACACCACTGAGTCCTGCTTGTAACCAGTTCAATGCTATGTTCATCATAACAAGACTCTTACCCGAACCCGAACCTCCGGCAAAAATATTTAATTCCCCGCGGCTCATACCACCATACAGGATCTTATCCATAGTGGGCCAACCTGTGCTCACTTGGCCGCCACTGTTAAAGTATTTGTCGATACGTGTGCGTGGACTTTCAAAATAGTCTGTACCCATGTCTTTATTCAAACTGATCTGTACTGCATCCTTGATCAGTTTTTCCACTGGATCATAATCTCCAGCTTCCAACAAATCAGCGGCCTTCAGGATGGCACGTTCCAATTCATTACGTCTACTAAATCCTTCAAATTCAGCTAAAAACCAATCAACGTGACCTTCCACAAGATCGGGCACTGGTTTTAGTTCTACCCCTGTTGTTGCTTTGATTTGTTCATATGTGGGTAGAGTTTTATGATTATCACAATGCTCTTTCATGAACTGTGCCACAGCCTTGAGACTGCGATCAAAATTTTCTATATTATAGATATTCTGTACCCGCACATAACTCTGTGCATCTTGCATCATCATTTCTAAAAACAATTTTTGTAAATCTGCGCTATAGTCTTTACTCATTTATCATCCGATTAAAATTTATATCTTCTGTACCATCACTATAAAATACCTTGCCACTGGCTATTTTAGATTCCAATAAAGTCACAACATCTGCTGGAACTATTTTTACACGACCTCTATTGATACCCACAAAACAAGAACTATGTTTTTTACTAAACGATTTCATTAAAACATAATTTTGATACTTATGTCCTATGTAATCTGCATATCCCACTCCCGGCTGGTGGTCGTAAATCAATTCCGACAACATCCATGCTACCTTAGTAAGGCTGGCGCAACGTGAGCCCAGTGTATGTATAATATGAAAAGGCAATATACAATTATTAAAATACGCTTGATTCCATACCTTTTCAATGCTCCACAATTCTAAAGTTCTAAATCTATCTGCGGTATAACAATCTGTTGCCAGTGCTCTAGCATTTTGATTAAACACTATAGCATCATATGCAGTACTATCTTTTAAAAACGCCTCAATATGTGCCACTGTTAGTTTAGACCAATCAACGCGACATTGTCTAGTATTTAAAATATCAACATTGGTTGATGAAATTAAATCAACTGTGTAACCAGCTTGTAAGAACGAATTTGTTAGATCCAAACCAGATTTACTGCCGCATCCAACCAGTAAGACATTTTTAATCATTGTTAATTATATAGTATTTTACGCAATAATTCAATTTTGAGGCGGCCGGTCTCTTTGGCTTCAATTATACTTTTAAGTACAAATAGTTTACCCAGTTTCTCCACGGCCTCACTTACATCCTTATAATCTTTTTGCCAAATTGGCATACTCACACTCCAACCATATTCCAATGCATCATCAATTAGCTTTTTACCAGATTTATCCCCATCGGGCACCACGATAACTTCTCGTCCAAGACTATCAATAATGTCGGCCTGTATTTCGCTACATTCATTACTCAATACCGCAACACCATCCACAGCCATAGCATCAAATGGGCCTTCGCTCACGATAACAAACTTGCTGTCGTGCTTTTGTCGATCCACATTGAATACATAGTTAGGTTCATAGTTGGAATGGTACTTGGGTTTCACGGTATCATCAAATGCTCTTGCACTATATCCAATTATGTTTCCTTTCCACGTAAACGGAATAATCACACGCTTATGTAAATTGTATTGGGTTTCCGGAGTCCAGTAAAACGGATACTTTTGGAAATCTATCTGTCGATCGGATATATAAAGCACCGCATCATCATATCCTTGCGGGACATCTTTATCGTCAGTTAGTGTATAGAAGGTATTTAATGTAAAAAAGTCCTGTGCTTCGTCGGGCAAGGGTCGTGGCTTAAAGTCAATTGGTTCTACTTCTTCTATTACTGCATCCGGTGATACTATGTCTTTAACACGGATCGCATCAATCACTAGTCGTTTGATTTCGTTTTCGCTGGCGCCAAACCAACCGAGTAGCTTTCGAAACTTATATGTCAAATGTCTGCCGGGAACGTAACTGGCTTTAAATTGGCAATTAAAACAATGATAGCTTGTGCCGCCATCGGCGTTTAGGATCATGCCTCCACGACCACGGGTGTCTGCGGATTCGCCATTATGGTGACAGCAAGGTGCCATAAAACTAATCCAACCGGACGTAGAATTAGTTTTCCGTTTTGCCGGTAAAATAAGTTTTACAGCGTCTTGGATAGAGTTCAACATTTCTACCAGTATAGCAGAATTTTTGGACTAGGTCAACGGGTTAGGCTGATGTTACTATTTTCCAAACAGGAGCTGCTTTGGTTCCACCGTTTAAATACATTTTTCCAGCACCAATATCAATACAGATTGATCCTGGACCAGCAAATCCAGCTCCGGTATCGCCATTGGTTGGGACTCCGGAGCCGGTTAAAAATACCACATCATTTGATACCCGCCATTCGGCCTTTTTATAGGGACGAACGTATGGAACTGATGGGTCTATATCGGCCATGTTTAAATCCATACCGTATTCAAATCCACTAGCTGAAGTAGTGTTTTGCATAGTAATACCAAACCCAGCTCTTGCTCTAGTATTACCACCGTCACCATCTAAATAGGCCATAACAGCCGCATCGGCAGTAACCGTTGTGTCTGCAATAAACCCAGTAACACCCGCTTTGGGGAAGGTACTAGCATTAGTTCCAGTAATGTTATATACCCCAAGAACACCTGCCATATAATTACTGGTTTTTGTAAGATTGCTACCACTAATAGTACCACGTATACCGTAAGCGGCAGCTGGATCAGTTTTAGTATTACTACCGAACGTAGATTCAATGGTGCCTGTAACTCTAAGCGTTGTGTTTGATCCAGTATTGGCTGTAAGGGTTCTACTGATAACTATCGAGTTTGCTGTAACATTACCCAATGCCCCATGAACCGTGACCAATGTTCTGGTGCCACCTGCTGTGCTGCCATCGTGTATACGTAGAGTTCTTAAATCAGTATCATATGTAAGTTCACCCAAGGGACCTGTATATGCTATACTTTGTACAGTATTGCCACGCTTTAATAGTATGTGGCCCACGTTTGCGTATACAGTCATAGCGTACCTCCATCAATAATAACTTCAGTATCTTGTGCAACTGCTTCGGCCCAATATGCTGGTAGTATTTCTAAGTCCAACGGCACACCATAGTTGTCATCAATGTAAACCGGTTGCTCTGTGCTGTCTGATGTTTTTATAGTTTTAAATGTTAATTTATAAAAGCGATTTTCCAAGGTATTAATAGTACCTCGGTCTAGGGTAAACGTGCCTTGCCCAATAGCAACATTGGCAAAAGTAACAGCATAAGTTTCAATGGTTACTTGGTTAGTGGGATCCTGTATGCTGGCCTGTACAGTATATCCTGTTAAGTTAACATTCTTTTGATCCTGGTTCTTGACTACAACTTGTACAGGATTATCAATACCCTGGTAAACTTTAATTGGTCGGCTGTACACAATGCGATTCCTTGTAGTAAATATCGTGGGATCAAAAACTTGGACTTCCGCTGTATTTGGATAGATAAACGCTTTTACGGTGATCATTGTTTGAGCCTCTTATGCTATATTTATGCGATTATTCCATAAATTATACCAACAGCAAGAGCGGC